GAGGGTTAGCCCTAGACTCGCATACTAGTTACGAGAAGGATTTTCCAACCCCCTTGCCTTTTTAACTTTTGAGGAGATTAAATGGCTATTGAAGAATGCAGAATATATAAACCGAATAAAGACGGAATATTAACAAAGCGTAAAACAATATCTGCTAAACAGTGCCAGGAGAAGTTCTGGGAAGAAGGACCCGGGTTCGATAAGCTCATGCAGACAACAAAACAACGTGATACTTTCATAAAGCATGAGACTCAAAATTACGTATGTGAGACATGTAATCAAGAGTTTAAGGCTATTGCCGAAAGAGAGTATTGCCATAATCCATGTACGGATCCTAAGGACATTACTACCCGTCCAGATCTTGAATTAAGTACCCGGAAATGCGAAGTATGTAAGAAAGACTTCGAACCTACCACCCGGCGACATATCTATTGCAACGATCCGTGTGTAAGTCAAAATAAGAAAAGAGCTTCTAATTTAGTAAAATATCCTAAATGCAAGCAATGTAAAAAGACATTTAGAGCTCCAGATGGTAAGCAGAAATACTGTTGGAACCCGTGTACTCGGTATACGGCTTATAAACTTAAACGTCCAAAAGCCAATGATAAATTACCAACTTGAACAAACATTATGGCAAGCCAGGGCATTTTATCTAAAAGTAATATGCTCACCAATCGATATCTGTTATAAAGATAAAGCTATGAAAATACTTGATATTATGGGAGGTTTCTAGTCATGGAAAGACAATTAAAATTAGCAGGATGGTCACTCTTATTGTTATTTACTGTGTTTCTTATGGGACATGTATTGGTAGCAGGTATTCGATATGCCCTGGTATTGCCATGAAATTAGTGAAGAAACCAGCTAATACTCGTGGTGATTGCAGAGGTTGTGTCTGTTATCACCCTGAAAAGCCTAGGCATGTATTTGGTATGGGAACGAATAGACGATGGTGCAGTAATGGCAGTTTCCATGCCCCGGAAGAATGTTATGAAGAACAGATTATCTACGTAGAAACACCTTCTTAAACCCGCTTTCAGCGGAATTGGTACCCCAACCCCATTCAGAAGGAGAAGTATGCCTATGGCTATTCCTGCAGTTAATTTAAGCGATAATCAGCTAAATCGTATATTTGGTCAGCCTAATATTATGACTCGAGATACCTGGAAACGAGTTCAAATGGGACGACTGGTATACGAAATATCATATGGAAAAGGATTAACTGGAAAAGGGTTATGGGGAGTTACGATCAGAGATCATGCAGGTAATGATGATCCAGATCATTCCAGCCAAGCATTTCATTCAGAAGATGAAGCAGAGCAGTATATTAAAACAGTGCGTACAGCACTATTATTAGAACCCTAATCATAAGGAATTTACCGATGAATAAAATCCAAATTAAAAAGATGATAGCAAAACAGGTTAAAGTTATTGATAAAGCAGGAAAAGATATGGCAATTAGCCGTTGGGAACGTGCTAGAGCATTTGCACAGATTCATAGCATGATTATCTGGCCAAAATCTCCGTATGTAACTTTTCGAGATTTTGTTCTGGCAGAATTTCCTGATTTACTTCCAGGCAATGTATTGCTGTGGGTATCAAATTATAATCAACTATCTAAATGGTACAAATGGACTGAGATTCAAACAATAGCTAAATCTCTTAGTTATAGTCGAACAGTAATGGCCCAACAGCGTTGGGGAACTAAGAAAAAGACATCAGTTACAAACTTTATCAAGATTGCTAAGTCTATAAATACTTACAAATCTAGGCCTGTTATCGTATCCAATCCTAATAGAATTAGTTTAATTCTACCTGCTTTGTATGTAGATAAATTTGAAACTTTGTTAGTAGCTCATGGGTATATGGTTCCCAAAGACAGAACTGCTCCAAAGCACGGCATTAGTGATGCAATGGTAAAATATTTAGATACTATTTAATCAATTTACATTAAGAAGGAGCTCCTTAATGACCGAATCTATTGATCAATACGCGTTAGAAACAACCTGGTCGACCAGAATTACCGATACAATAATACTTGAAGCTATTCGGGGACATATCCCATTGGATATGGAACTGAATATTCTTCAGGGGCTTGCTGATTTGAATAGAGGCAAGATGGCTAATAAAGATCTGTTTATTAAGTTCTTTTCTCTGATTCTTAGAGATAAAATTGGTAAACCTATCCAGGCAATTGCTACTCAGCTTGGCCGTATGGCTGGTATTCAAGACTCTGCTGAAGCATTTGAATGGGGTATTTTACTGGTAAAGAGTTGTAAAGAGTCGGGCTTATATACCCTTAAACATATTGAAAATGAATGGTATGTATGCCCGAACTTTACTCTCGATAAACAAACCCAGCAAAAGTTAGCTAAGTTACAGTATCTGCCTCCCATGAAAGTAAAACCGTTAAATTGGACAGATAATCATAACGGTGGATGGTTATGGGAAACAAAGCACCTGATATTAGGTAGCAGATTTACCAAGCATAATAAACCTTTAGCTTATGATGTTATTAATAAGCTTCAATCGATTCCTTGGGAGATAGATGCTGATACATATCTCCTGGAGAAGGAAACTAATCATAATCTCAATAAGAGAAAATTCTTACGAGTTATTAACGAGTATATTGGTCAGCCATTTCATTTTGTATGGAGATATGATTCCCGGGGAAGAAGCTATTCATCCGGGTATGATCTAAATCTTCAAACAAATGAGTATGGCAAAGCTCTTATCTCATTGCATAATAAGGAGATGATTACCAATATACCCAATCTGTATATTGCTATTGCAAACCATGCCGGCCAGGATAAGCTTACCTGGAAGGAACGTATAAATTGGACAGCAAGTCAACCGGATGTTGATAAGATTCCTTGGGAAGAGCCTATCTTAGGCAGAAAGGCTGTTAGAGCGCTCAAAGATAGCACTGAAGGCAAACCTTCAGGGTATGTAATGAGTCTCGATGCGACAGCCTCAGGCCTTCAGATTATGGCTGCTCTATCCGGGTGTAAGAAAACAGCTAAATTGGTCAATATGACTGATCCTACCACCAGATACGATGTATATGGTGAAATAGCTAATTTAATGAATGCTAATATAAACAAGCCTGTACCTAGGAAAATCATTAAATATGCTGGGATGACTCATTACTATAACTCCAAAGCTACGCCTAAAGCCTTGCTCACAGAGCAAGAATTACATGTATTTTATCAAGTAATTAAAGGCTTATTGCCAGGCGCCGAAGATGTTATGGATACGATCAATGCATGTTGGAACCCTGAAGCTGATCATCATACGTGGACAATGCCCGATGGCCATACAGTATACGTACCAGTGGTTGAAGGTCTTAACGCTGTATATAGAGATCCTGAACTAGGAGAAATACCTCTCAGGTATTACCATCAAACCTGTTCTGATAACTTTAGATCTTTACCGGCTAATGTTATTCATTCGATCGATGGTTATATAGCCCGGGAAATGGTTCGGTTATGTAACTTTCAATTGAGTCATGTACATGATTGCTTTGTCTTTAGCCCAGATCACTTAAATGACGTAGTTAATACGTATAAGCTGATCATGGCTGATATTGCTTCAGGGGATCTGCTTGCTGATATCCTGGGTCAAATTAGTAATAATCCTACTCTTAAGTTAAGCAAACATAGCAATGACTTAGATCAGGATATTCTTAAAAGCAGTTATATGCTTTCTTAAAGACTTGCCCTTGTTAGGACGGTACTTCATCACTACCAACTTACCACTGACAGAGCTCATAGCAGAATTGCTAGAGACGGCCTACATGTGGATTTGCAACAGGTCTTTAGAATAGACTCCCTTCGGGGAGTCTATTTTTTTTTTGTTAAGAGCTGGCCTTAATAGTAAGGCTGTTAACAGGAGACTTAACGTTATCTCCTCTGTGGCAGCTGAGCCAAGTAAGCATTTATTAAGGAGCGCACCAGCTCTTAACATCTTTCATACTTAAGATTACGATATTGAAAGGACTAGAGTACACAAATACACAGGAGAATCCCAATGTCGGTTTTTGCAGTTAAATCTTGCACATTAAAAGCTTGTCTTAATTGGAGAATATACGATAAATGCGTTAAAGACGGTGTCTCAATTAAGCCACAAATTAAATATATAGCTAATATGCACGATAGCTCAGTGTGTGAAGTACGGCGTCAAATTAATCAATTTAGACTCGAACGAGTATTGGAGAAATAGCACATGGCACGATTATCCTGGTATGAATTAAAGGGAATAAAGGAAAAAATATTGGAAGATTTATACGGAGCATTAGAAGAGAAATTAATGACCAGGCGAATTGAAATAGCTAAGAAAAACAGAGAATACGTAATGGCACCTCTTCAGCAATTCATTGATCAAATACCTGAAAATTTATTTAGTGTAAATACCTGTTATCAGGTATTTATCAAATATAAGCCAGCAATTAATGATCATACTAAATACGCTTTACAAGAAATTTGGGAATATAAACAAACTAAAAATGTAATTAATCCTGATCCAATTTTTCTTGGAAATCTTAAGCATGCAAAATCCAATTTAGATCGAAGATTGCAAGATTCCGCAGCTGAATTATGTGAAGAAATTATCGCCCTAAATACAGAAAAGGGCAAAATGAAAAATTTTCTGGACACAACTACTGATACTTATTCTGGATCACTTCAATTAAAAAAGGTTTGGCCAGAGTCTTTACATAAATATTTTCCACCTGAACCTGTTAAAAGTTCTAAAAAGAAAACTAAAACTAAAATAATAAGTCCTCCGGAACCAGATTTTCTTAAAAACCGATTAACAACCAATCTACTCGAAGGAAACTAAAATGTATGAAGTAAATACCGTGCAATTACGTGAATGCTTAATTGAAGATCTCAAAGCAGGCCTTACCCCGATGGTAGCATCCAGTCCGGGTATGGGTAAATCAGATATTATCCGAGATGTAGCTAAACAGTTTAAACTCTTACTTATTGATATTCGTGTATCTCAATGTGAGCCAGTGGATATGCAAGGTTATCCTGGAGTCATAGACGGAAGGATGACCTTTCATATCCCCGAATACTTTCCTATTGTGGGAGATGAATTACCACTGACAAACAATCCAGAAGATCCTACAGAGCGATACGAAGGATGGTTAATATTTCTTGATGAACTTAATTCAGGAAATAAACAAACCGAAGCTGCATCATATAAATTAATTTTGGATAGAGAAGTATATAAACATAAATTACATCCAAAATGTCTAATTGCTGCAGCCGGTAATTTAATCACAGATAGAGCTATCGTAAATACTCAAAGCACCGCTACTACCTCACGATTAATTAATTATAGATTGCAAATTGATCATAGAGCATGGATCGATTGGGCAAATGCCAATAACCTTGATCATCGTATTATCTCTTTCATTAAATTTAAACCAGATATTCTGCATAAATTTGATCCAAATACCCAGGAGCTTACTTTTCCATGTCCTCGTACATGGGAATTTGCTTCTAAAATTATTACTAATAAAACCACATTAGGGGAAATTACTAAAATCAGATTAGCCGGCACAGTTGGAGCAGGAGCTGCATCTGAACTAGCAGTCTATTCTGATATTTATAAAAGCTTACCTACGATCGAAGAAATACTTAAAGATCCTAGATCAGGATGGAAAGTTCCTACAGAACCTAGTGAGCAATATGCTGTGACTACGATGCTATCTCACAATACTACTGTAGAAAGTATAGATAAAATTATCATAGCTATTGAACGATTGCCTATCGATTTCCAGGTAATTACTTTTAAAGATATTTATAAGAGAACTCCTGAATTACAGAAACATCCTTCTATTGTTAATTGGATTTCAAGAAATGCAAGCATTATGTTCTGATGAGATATCGTATTGAGCACTATAACCAGTATCAACGAGATCAATTTTTTCTAGATTATGAAGTTGAAAAAAATTGCTGGAAAAATATTGGAGTTTACTCAACATACGAAAAAGCTTTACAAGCTAAAGTTAAACATTTTTTAGAGGGTAATTATGCCAGTTAAACCTATGCTAGCTGCTAAAGCTACAGATATACAGATTAAAGATTTAATAGATAAATTCGGTCACATGATTGCCTCTCCTAAACTAGACGGCATCCGTTGTTTAATTCAAAATGGAATAGCTCTATCTAGGTCTCTTAAATTAATTCAAAATCAGCACATTAAGATTCTATTAGCTAAAGAAGAATTTAATGGATTAGATGGAGAATTAATTGTGGGCAGTCCTACTGCTCATGATGTGTATAACCAAACAGTTAGTGCTGTTATGCGATCATCCGGAATACCTAATTTCACATTCTATGTATTTGATCATTGTCTAAATGCAAATGCGTATATAGATAGATTTAATTTATTAAAAGAATTTCCCTTACCTGAAAATATTCAAATTCTTCAATCTCAAATTATTACTAATATGAATGAGATGCAAGCGTATGAAGAATCTTGTTTACTGCAAGGATATGAAGGAATTATTCTCCGAGATCCAGGTGCTGAATATAAATACGGTAGATCCACAGCTAAGCAAGGACATCTTATTAAAGTAAAACGATTTACTGATTCTGAAGCTACTATCGTTGGATTTGAAGAGCGTATGCACAATGCCAATGAAGCTAAAACAAATGAATTAGGCAGAACTCAACGTTCATCCCATCAAGAAAACAAAGTTCCTACAGGAACATTAGGAGCTTTAATTTGTCGAGATACAGAAACCGGTTTTGTATTTAACGTTGGTACAGGATTCTCAGATTTATTACGTCAAGATATATGGGATGGTCGTAAGCAAGAAATGGGCAGATTAATTAAATATAAATATTTTCATATTGGGGTAAAAGAATTACCTCGACATCCCGTATTCATAGGATTTCGAGACCCATCTGATATATAGGAAATGTTATGAGTCTTAATATTTTTATGTATGCAGAAGAAAAAGTAAATAATGTTTGGACGTTAATAGGAGAAATGTGTTTTCCTCACGATTCTACTTTATACTGGATGTTATTTTGTTGGCATAAAGAAAATCAATTTACAGGCCCACTTCGACAAGGCATACCATCCGGTGCTAGTAAAAAAGTGCAAGTAGAACGTGATGAACGTTTTGTAAATACGCATCGTAAACCTTATAAAAAAACATATAGCTATATGTTTGTTATTGAATTAAAAATGATAATTGCTGATTTATTATTACAGCAAGATTCTACTAAATTACAGCCATGTCAGAAACACGCTAGAAATATTTTAGAAGCATTTCCTGATACGATAGATGAGAATCATCGTATTATTTATTATATGACTGAAGTAGGATAATTTATGTCTAAAGAACTGGAGAGTAAATTACTCAAGGCCAAGATAGAGCTGATGACTCGATCGGTCTTTATTTCTACTATTGCATTAAGTGTTCGTCACATAATTACTCCTGCCACTAAAACCGCTGATGTCTGCAAAACTACTATCCGCTATAATCCTGATTTTATAGAAAAACAAACAGTCTCACAATTTGCTGGATTAATAGCTCATGAATGCTGGCATCTGGCATTTCAACATGCCGGTCGTAGAGGAGATAGATGCCCGGATGTATGGAATCATGCAGGAGACTATATAATTAATCATATGCTTATTAAAGCAGGATTTGAAATACCTGTTAATGGGTTACTCAGCTCTAAATACGGAAATGGTTGGTCTACTGATGGTGTATATGATGATCTAATTAAAGAAGGTAAGCCTTGCAATAATATGATGCTGGATCTTATTTATGGTGAAGGAGCAGAGGCTCCTGATGCTCGATCTACCATCACTGATATTATTGTTCGAGCTCAGACTCAAGCACAGATATCTGGTGAGAAATCAGCTGGAGAGATCCCAGATGAGATTGCCAGAGTTATCGATAAGCTCCTAAATCCTAAATTGCCTTGGCCAGTTATATTAAATAGATTCTTAGATCAAAGAACTCGAGAAGAATACTCCTGGGCACGGAGAAATCGTAGATTTAGGTCTACTTATCTGCCTAGCCTGCACAGCTACGGATTAGGGCATTTAACCTTCGCAATTGATACGAGTGGCAGTGTAAGTGATGAAGAATTGAGCGCTATGCTAAGCGAAATTAAAGGCATCAGAGATGTATTTAATCCTGAACGAATGACTATTATAGATTGTGACGCCAAGATTCATAAAGTACACGATGTTAATCAGAATACTGATATAATGTCCTTGAGCTTTCATGGAGGTGGAGGCACTAGTTTTATGCCAGTACTAGACTACGTAGCCGAAAATCCTACCCAGGCTCTTGTATATTTCACTGATTTATACGGCGAAGAGAAATTGGATGAAGTAGATTATCCTATTTTATGGATATGCAATTCAGAGCACGAACCATGCAATATAGGAGAAACTATTTATGTCGACTGATAAAAAATTTCACTTTACTGCAGATATTGTATTTGAAGCAAAAGATATAGACGATGCTATAAATAAATTAGGTGATCATTTTCATGCTTTAAATGATGATGATCCTATACAAAGTATAGAGCACACAGGAACTATGCAAATAGAACCGTATTAATTTTTAAAGGAAGTAATATGCCTGATATAACTACAGTAATTTTAATTAAAGAATCTGCAATGGGTACTGCAGCAATTGATACCCACTACTTGCAGCCTTTAGCTAAAGAAGGAATCCCTACTGATGCTATATTAATAAAGCCTTTATATTATAATAATGCAGTTAAAGTTTACGCTAAAACTGCTAAAGCTTATCTAGATAAATTACTTAGCAGGATCCCTGATACTGTTATTAATTTAATTATTGCAGATAGTAGCTATTACAAATTTATTACTGGTGCAGGAAAAGTATCTACGTATTATGGCACTACAATAAAAGGTAAACATGATGGATATTCAGCATTTAATTGCGTATATGTTCCGAATTATAAGACACTTTTTAAGCAACCTGAAAACTCGCAATTAATTGATCTAGGACTTAAAGCTATAGCTGGTACAGGAACCTCTGTTTTAATTAAGACAGCTCAATACGGATTCGAATATGGATCCGATAGAGAATTATTAGATTCACTACACAAGTATCCTGTACTGGCAGCAGATATTGAAACTACCGGGCTAACTCTTTATGATCAGATCGTATCGGTATCCTTCGCATGGAGTAAACATGATGGAATTGCAATTGATTTATCTATTACAGGTATGTATTACCTACGTAAATTCCTTCAAGCTTACACAGGTAAGCTAATATTCCATGGAGGACTATATGACGGAAAGATGCTCATTCGACATTTATGGATGGAACATGGCACTGACTATGCAGGTATGCTTGAAGGTTTAAAATATTTTAAGGATATTGATGACACGATGCTATTAGCTTTTATAGCTAAGAATGCAACTACGCATGTTGGACTGGGACTTAAAGAACTAGCTCTCGATTATGTCGGTAATTATGCTATCGAGATCGAAGATATAACCAAGTATACCAAGCAAGAAATCTTGCAATACAACTTGATTGATACTTTAGGTACTTTCTACCTATGGGAGAAGTACCAAGATGAAATTACTTCCAGACCTTACGTAGAAATATTCCAGCCTAGTATCTACCCTATTCTTAAAATGATGCTAGTTGGTTTGCCTATGGATTCAGATAGAGTCAAAGAGGTAAATCAAATTCTGGCAGCTAAGCAAAAAATTCTTAATGAGCAAATTCAAGATAATAGCTGCGTAATGCATTTTAATATATTATTGCGAAAGAAAGCTTGTGATAAAAATAAAGCAGATCGTGCTGAAAGAATATTACAGGGAGTAAAGGTACGTACTCCTGTTAAAACAATTGATGCTTTTCAAGATATCGAATTTAATCCACGAAGCCCTCTACAGATAGGGCAATTATTTTTTGATACGTTAGGACTACCTGTATTAGAGAAAACAAAGACAGGAGCTCCTTCTACTAGCGGAGATATATTAGAGAATTTAGCTAATCATACAACTAATCAAAATGTAATTGATTTGCTCGAATTTATACGAGAGCTAGCTGAAGCCAATAAAATTAATGGAACTTTTATAAAAGCATTTATGCAAGAGAAGGATTTTCTACATGGTAGTCTTAAATTGGGTGGTGCTCAGTCAGGGCGTTTGTCTAGTAGCGATCCTAATCTTACTAATCTCCCTGCGCACGGTCCAATGGGTAAACTCACAAAAAGTTGTATTGTTGCTCCTGGTAAAAAATACACAGTTGACAGTGTAAAATGGAATGCTATACTGGCTCCAATCAATAACCCTTAAGAGGTGCTTATTATGGGACAGTACGCAAGAATACAAGACACTAGGTTATTTAGAACATGGGAATCTATAAACGGTAGATGCCATAACCCAAATTACTCAGGGTATTCCAAATACGGAGCTAAAGGTATTACTGTATGTCCCAATTGGAGAAACAACGCTAATGAATTTATGGCCTGGGCATTATTAAATGGATACACAGACAAATTAACTATTGAACGTAAAAATTTTACGTTTGGGTATACTCCTAAAAATTGCACTTGGATACCTGCAGAATGCCAAGCAGGTAATCGAGGTATGACTGTTAAAAATACCTCAGGATATGTAGGAGTTAATTGGCATAAAAAAAAAGAAAAATGGTTTGCTAGAGTAACTATTAAAAATAAACGAATTGAAATCGGTAAATTTGATGATGCATTAGAAGCTCATCAAGCCCGTAAACAATATTTTATTGATAATAACTTGCAGGAGCATTTGAGAATATATGAATTACAGCACCAGCACATCTAATACTCTGTTAGAGATTAATTCTTTAATTAAAAGAAATGAAATAAAAGATTGTGAACAATTTGAAACACTAGTTAATACATTACCGTCTGAATTACAACAACAAGTTAAAGAAGCATTTGAATACCATCCTGGTTGGCTCTTTGCTGGTGCTGATTTTTCAGCTCTTGAGGAGCGTATTGGCGCTATTTTAAGTCAAGATCCTAATAGGATTAAAGTATATACAGATGGATATGATGGCCATTCTATGAGGGCTTACAAATATTTTGCTGATCAAATGCCAGATATTACTTCTGCACTAGCTAAAGCTAAAACAGCTACTAAATTCTGGATAAGTGATAAAGGAGAATATTGTTGTGAATAATTTTATATCAGAACCTGCAGTAACTTATGAAATTAGATGTAAATTACTTGAATGGGCTAAAGAACAGTCAACTACTATTATTGCTTCAAGAATAGAAGCACAAGGATATGATTATGTAAACCCAGCAGATACTATATTTCCAGGGGAATATGACAATATATTTATGTATGCCGATGCAGAATTAGTTTTTACTGATCCTGTTGATATACAAACATTAAATTCTACATTTTCAAGTTTTGGAAAAATAAAAGCAAATTCTCCTGAATCTGAATTATCACAATTAATGTGTGATGTACCTGAAATAGCTGAAGTAGAAGTAACTAAACATAGTAAATCTGATGAATATTATTATGCTTATTTCACAAATTTAAATTCTTTTATTCAAATCTATCCAGCTAGATTATATTTTGAACCTTATGGATTACCTGCAACTCTTAAAGTTAGTCAACTTTTAGAAGATAAACGTGATCTAGAAGGATTCAATTCAATAGATATCTATCGTAATTGGCTACCTCACGATAAACAAAATAGTATTTCATATCCTAAATAGAGGTATTTATGAATCTTATAACTAAAGAAGAATATTTAGCTGGAACAATTAATTCTATCGCTACTAAATATTCAGAGCTTAGAACTAAATCTAAGCCTCCTACGTTTGCTCTTCAATACGACGGTACCTGGTTTACATTGCATAAACGAACAGGCTTTCCTAAAGAACAAGCTAAACAGATAGAGAAATCATTTCATGAACTCTACGCGGTCTCCGGGGAATTCAATAAGAAGAATAAAGAATTTATGGAGAAGCATGGCTATATAGAATGTGCATTCGGACTAAAGCTAAGAACTCCGATTATTTCGCAGTGCGTAATGGGAAATTCTAAAACTCCCTATGAAGCTGAAAGCGAAGGACGTAGCGCTAATAACGCAGTAACTCAGTCATGGGGCATGTTGCTTAATCGAGCAATCATTGCTGCTAATAGACGTATTGAAGAAGCTGGGCATGGAACTGCTATTCTTCCCTGTAACATGATTCATGATGCAGGATATTTCTTAGTAAAAGCAGAACCTCAGTATATTAAATTTTTAAATGATGTACTGATAGAGGAGATGGAATGGAACGATAATGATCTAATTAGATCTACAGATGTTCCTATGAAAGCTTCACTTGAAGTCGGTAAGTCTTGGGATAAATTAGTCCCATTACATAACAATGCAACTCTTAAGGAAATTACAGATGTCTTTCCAATTCTCACAGGATCAGGTTGATGCAGTAGACGGTATTTGTCGTACGTTACTTGATCCTTCTAATAAATCTCATGCCATAGCAGTTCTTACCGGGTCAGCAGGTACTGGTAAGACTACTGTAGTTACGGAAATTCTTGATAGAATTAGTCAACATACCCAAAAAACTAATGTTGAATTGTCTGCTACTACTCATAGAGCTGCGATGGTACTTCGAGATATTTCAGGAAAGCCTGTAACGACAGCTCATTCATTATTTAAGTTACGCCCTAGTCTTGATAAATTTGGAAAAGAAACTCTTAAAAGTACTGGGATGTGCAATATTCCTTATGGATCTGTTCTTATTATTGATGAGACATCAATGATTGGGAACAAATTCTTACATGCTATTGTAGATATCATTAAGAAACGGTCTCTAAAAATATTATTTGTAGGAGATCCCTTTCAACTGCCGCCGCCTACAGATACTTGCAGTATCTTTGACGGCTCGTTGCAAACTTTCACACTTACTCAAGTCCATCGACAAGCAGGAGGTAATCCTATCCTCGAGAAGGCTAATGAGTTCCGTGAATTTATAGAAGGTATTCGTAATGTTGAGCCAGTAATAGAAACATGTATTAACGCTAAAGGCGAAGGTATTCACATATTACCTCATACAGAATTTATTACTAAATTCGTTCATAAATATGTAGACTATTCTGCTGGAGCACCAGTAGATGTGCCACTCTGTACTTACACAAATGAATCTGCTATTAATTATAATAATATGATTCGTAAGGCAGCGTATTTCCTTGAAGACACTATCAAACCTTTCTATGTAGGCGAAAGATTAATTACTAATAGTGTTGTTATGCGGGGAGAACGTCCTCTTCTAACAAATAACGAAGCAGTACATGTTATTTCGTATGAAGAAGGAGAGTTTGCTGAAATTCCCGGGTACTTTGTAACAGTACGCGGAGATTTTAATCCTGCTAATGGTTCTGATAAGAAAAAAGTATTTGTTCCTAAAAATAAAGCAGCAGTAGATAAGGTTCTTAATGTGCATAAAGATAGGGCTATTAAAACTAAATCTAAAGCAGCCTGGGTACATTTCTATGAACTAAAGCAATCTTTAGCTGATCTACGCCCACCATTTGCTGGTACTACTCACAAAGCTCAAGGTGGAACATTTCCTGCCGTATTCATAGATAGAACAAATATTAATAAATGTCATATCCCAGCTGTTAAAGCCAGATTACTCTATGTTGCTCTTACTCGAGCTAGTAAAAACGTATATATAAACGGTGGTTAATATAAGGAATTACTATGGCATTTACTTACACAAATAAACATAATATTCCATTAGCTCTAGCAGTCTTCTTAATGTATGACGACTATGGTTATGACGAGAGATCTAATGCTATCAGCGCTACGAGTCTCATGAAACCAATGCGTCAGATAGTACTTAGTCAGCAAAACAAGCAACTGCTTAAAACAGTAGATATTTCTGATCTAGTAGCATCTCGTATGGGCTCATCTATTCATGATGGCTGTGAAAAAGCTTGGACAGATATGGATAATATTGCCAAAGCTCTTAAGTTAGCGGGCGCATCTGATATAGCTATTGAGAGTATTCGAATTAATCCTGATAAGCCAGTTAAAGAAGATGAAATTGCTATTTATGTAGAGCAACGTACAGAAAAAGAAATCATTGGTTATGTTGTCACAGGTAAATTTGATTTAGTTATGCATGGTGTAGTTAACGATTATAAAACTGGCAGTGTCTGGGGCTATATCTATGATAGTAATGCCCAGAATCATATTAAACAAGGCAGTATTTATAAGTGGCTTAATCAAGATAAAATTACCAGTGAGTATATTAATATTAATTATATATTCACAGATTGGTCAGCTGCTAACGCTAGACAGGATCCGAAAGGGTATCCTCAACTACGATGTATAACTAAAAAATATCCTCTTTGGGGACCTGAAGAGACCGAACATTGGATCATGAATAGGCTCGAAGCATATCAAGAATTAGCTGATGCTACTCAAGATTTGCTCCCAAAATGCACAGATGAAGAATTATGGGCCTCTAAGACGGTGCACAAGTACTATAAAAATCCTAACTCGATGTCTAGGTCTACCAAAAATTTTGATGATATACAGGATGCTATAACTCGTAAAGCTAATGATGGCGATGTCGGTGTCATTAAAACTGTTCCTGGCGAAGTCAAAGCATGTCAATATTGTGCAGTTGTTGGTGTCTGCGATCAAGCAGAAGAAATGCTGGCAAGTGGACGTTTAGTACTATAGTTTATTGCCCTTATAGCTCAGCTGGCAGAGCAAAGCTCTTGTAAAGCTTAGGTCGGTGGTTTGAACCCATCTAAGGGCTTCATATTTTATCAGACCGGGTTGCGGATCGTAACCGTCCAGTCTGTACGCGGAGACTGGTCTTTATCTTATACCCGCTCCTACTAGGGAAATCGTATTTGGTCGAGACCAGTTTTGCTTAATTTAAAGGTCTGCCAGGAGAGCGCTATCGGTCGCTCAACCTCGCCGGAGCAGTAGCTGTGAATCCTTTATGGTGTGTTACTTTGGCAGATCAGTTTTACCAGGTTGGGTAAGAGCTAGTCCTAGGCTTATCAGCCCATTAAAGGCACAGAGATCCAGTTGCGGAGCTCACTGTCCGCCTGATAAATTAAGGAGTTAATATGAATTATGCAACAGCTGTATTCTTATTTGGAATTACAGAAAGACTTAGTCTAGACGCCGATGTTTATATGAGAAGAAGTAGCGACGCTAATACAGCAGCTATACTAAGACAAGCTAGCTGGTCTATTGAAAATTCAATTCCCCCACAACATCGTACAACATATTTATTAGAAAAAATGGAAGCTAATAGGATAGGAGATTGCCCTTCATGCGGTTAAACCGCAGACAATTTTTTAATGTAGAAGAAACGTATAATTTATTTAAATACTTTGATGATGTATTTCTTGAGATACAAAATTGTTATTATTTTAGATCATACCCAACTAGGCGCTGGTATGAATATTTAATGTGTTTTAAACCTTATCAAGGAGATTGGTATAGTGGAAAAGAATGATAAAATTGATTTACTTGATCACGGCTTCGTACGTTTAGTGGATTTCATGGGAAACGATCTTTCTGTAGTTCGATCTGCCAGAGTCTCATATGATGCAGCATGGAGAGCTGGTAATGATACTGGAGGAGATACTAAATTAATTAATTATCTCTGGAAGAATAAACATTCTACTCCATTCGAATCAGTCACTCTTACATTTGAAGTTAAGGCTCCTATCTTTGTCTATAGGCAATGGCATAGACATAGAACATGGAGCTATAACGAGCTATCAGCACGGTATAAAGAACTTCCTGAAGAATTTTATATTCCTCAAGCAGAGCAAATTACTACCCAATCTACTGACAATAAGCAAATGCGTACAGATGAACAAAATCCTAAAGCTGCTGTATTTCGAGCACATATGATGGAATCTAATAGCCAAGCATTTCATCTATATAAACAAATGCTAAAAGATGGATGTCCTCGTGAATTAGCTAGATGTGTACTTCCTCTGGCTACTTACAGTCATATGTTTGCTACAGTAAACCTTCTTAATTTTATGAAATTTCTTACATTGAGATGTCACAGTCATGCTCAATATGAAATCAGGGTTTATGCTGAAGCTATGTTGCTATTAGCTAAATCAGTAGCTCCAGTATCTCTAGAAGCCTGGGAGAAAACACATGCGGCTACCTAAAAAGAAACATGTAAAAGAACTATTTAAAAAATTACATTCATATAAGCCTAAACCTCGTGGCAATAATCAGATGACATTAGGTAGTTTGATTAAGGCTCTTAAGAGAGAGCGTAAAGGACTATTAGTAATGACTGCATCTGGAGGGTCACCAGGTATGCCCCATATTTATGCAGGGCATCCAGAAGATTTGGCATTTAATCAAACTAATGCAGCTATTACAGTTGGTGAATTTTTAAAAATGTGCGAAAGCACATTAATGAAACCTAATATAGGACCTGACCCCAGTTTTACTATGCACCATTCTGCCTCATTATGGATGGCTGGAATTGGAGAAGTTAGCAAACAAGCTATTATTGATGTCATTGCAAAAGACGGAGACATACAACTAGTTCTTAAAACTATCGACGAATAGGAATAACATGAAAAAATACCATCCATTTGCTGAAAGAATAGTCGATGTCCTTACTCGTAAAACGAATAACAATAATAGGCATTATTTTCGTATTCTAGCAGGGTATTACTTATCTAAAGTAGCTTCAATGATGCGCTGTAATATTCAGACTAACGATAGGGACGTCATACCAGTAAATACCTATGTATTAAATTTAATGCCATCTGGAGCAGGTAAAGGACATTCTACTAATATTCTCGAAAGAGAATTTGTAGCTCACTTTAAACATGAATTTCTAAATGTTGTATTCCCTCGAAAAGCCGAAGAGCATATTCAATCTTTAGCTATGGAAGCTGCTCATAGATTATTTAATGCCGGTCAAAGTACATGTGCCAATGTATTAGAAGAAGCATCTATTCAAGAAGATAAGTTTCAAAAACATTTCGATCGTTTAGGAGAGTTAGCATTCAGCTTTGATAGTGGAACCGCTCCAGCGGTCAAACAGATGCGGGAGAAACTTTTGCTAGCCTCAGCCGGCTCTATGAATTTAGAGCTGGATGAGATTGGCTCTAATATGTCTGCTAATGTAGACGTTCTTAATGCATTTCTTGAGCTCTACGACGTAGGCTTAATTAAGCAAAAGCTTATTAAGAATACAGTAGAAAATATTAGATCTGAAGAGCTTCCTGGTAATACACCCACTAATCTTATGATGTTCGGAACCCCAACCAAGCTATTAGATGGAGGCCGAACTGAAGAAGAATTTAAGCAATTTCTTGAAACTGGATATGCTCGTAGATTGCTATTTGGGTATACGACAGAAACTCATCGCATTAAATATGCTTCTGCTAAAGACAGATATAAGCAAATGGTCGATGTTAGTTTAGTTACAGAAATGCAAGCTATTCAGACAGCATTTGCTAATTTTGCTAAGCGTCCATTTAATCCTGTATTGCTAATGTCTGAAGTCAATTCTATTTATTTAATTGAGTATCAGGAACGGTGCGAAACCCTGGCTGATAATTTCAGAGAGCATATGGGTATCCATAAGGCTGAAATGATGCACAGGTACTATAAAGCTCTTAAATTAGCTGGAGCGTATGCATTTTCAGACAATTCCACAGAAGTCACTAAAAACCATCTGGATTGTGCTATTAGCGTAGTTGAGGACTCCGGGGAAGCTTTCCACACCCTCATGCGTAAACAAGGCTCATATGAGCGTTTAGCTCACTATTTGGCCGATTGTAACAACGAAGTGACCCAACATGAGCTATTGGAAGAATTGCCCTTCTATAAGGGCTCAGAAGCCCAGAGGAAGGACATAATGACGTTAGCTATGTCCTTTGGGTATAAGAACAATATCATCATCAGAAGGCGTACATCGGACAATATCGAGTTCTTTTCTGGAGAAACTCTCCTGGAGACAGATCTGAATCATATGACGACAGGAATTAGCAAAGATATTGCCTATGATTATGAGACTAGTCATCCTCCATTTAAGAAGCTTCATAAATTGACCACTGCCCCGGGGTACCATTACACTGCACACGGATTCGTGAATGGCCATCGTAAGAGTGAGAATGCTATCCCGGGCTTTGATCTTATTATTTTAGACTGCGATGGAGATGTAAGCATCTCTATTGTTAAAGTCTTATTAGAAGATTATGCCTTCTTAATTTCTACTACCAAACGACATACTGCAGAGCAAAATAGATTTAGGCTTATTCTGCCTATATCTCATCGTCTTCAATTAGGCCCTCAAGAATACGCTAAATTTATGACAAATGTATTCGAATGGTTACCATTTCCTGTAGATGAAGCTACCAAAGATATCTCCAGAAAGTGGGCAGCACATAAAGGGCATTATGAATATAACGAAGGAAACGTTATTGACGCCACTATGTTTATTCCACAGACTAAACGTTCTGATGAAACTAAAGAAACGATTTCAACTACTGGAGTAAATAACATCGAGCGTTGGTTTATGACACATACATCTAAAGGCAATAGAGCCACACATCTATATAGATATGGAATGGTGATGGTAGATGCAGGCCTGGCTTTAGGTGAAATAATCGAACGATTAGAGAACTTTAATAAAGGATTAGAATCACCCCTACCTGAACAGCAATTCAGAAATAGTACAGTTAAATCTATTAGTAAAGAGGTTCAAAAACGAGGCAATTAAATGATTATTTACCGATGCCGGCAATGTAATAAGCCTTGGTATGGTCAATGGTCACAGCTAATACAAGGACGAATAGTTCCTGCCTACGTTGGTTATTGGAAAATAGGAGTATATTACTTCTGTAATCCGCTTTGCGTTTCTAACTATAAAATCATTCATAAGGAGAATACTTATTATGACAAATGATCATTTGGTATTGATCAGTGGGAAATCCGCAACGGGTAAAAGTGCCAGTTTAAGAGATATACAAAATCAACCAGGAGTCGTTTACCTAAATTGCGATATGGGTAAAAAACTGCCATTTAAAAATGATTTTAAAAATCTTGTTATTACTGATTGCGCTGTAATATACCAAGCATTTGATCAAGCAGAAGAACGAAAAGACATTCATACTATTATTATCGATACCCTAACTTACATGCTAGATTTGTATGAAACTACGCGTGTATTAACTGTAGGAGAAAAAGAAAGTAGAAAAGCATGGGGTAATTATGCTCAGTTCTTTAAAAGACTAATGTCTGATAAAGTAGCTAAATCAACAAAGAATGTAATTTTTTTAGCTCATAGTGCAGATCTGTTTAATGAGACTGAAATGGTGACCGAGACTCTTGTTAAAGTTAAAGGCTCATTGATGAATAACGGTATTGAAAGTTATTTCACTAACGTTATTTCATCTAAGAAACTTGCTTTAGCTAAATTTACTAAAGATAATGCTGATTCGCCATTATTTCAAGTTACTCCGCAAGAAGAAGCTTTAGGATTCAAATATGTATTTCAAACCACATTGACTAAAGAAACGGTTAATGAGCGTATTAGAGCTCCTATGGGAATGTGGACTCCAAAAGAAACATATATCGATAATAACGTTCAACTCGTTATTCAACGTTTAACTGATTACTATTGTGTATAATTATAGGTAGAAGAATATTCCCTATTTAGGTATAATTAGCGTGGCTCGTATCGCATTATAAGAGCGACGTTAAATAAATCTAATGCGGGATAGGACTGTATTGGCCTTTCCTTATGAAGGCAAACCTCCTTCTACGGGGCCTATCTTAACCGAAGGGTTATAAAACTCTAGTCCTCCCTGGCTCACACTCCCAGGGAGGGCGTCTTTCTTTAGGACTGGGGTAACAATACACAATATAGGATATTAATCTCCCTCTGTCCTGTTTATCGTTACCTCAGTTCAATAACTTACCAAGGGTATCTAAATGGAAATGGCAAATAAGTGGGAATCTAGAATGTTAAAGATGGCTAAATTAATAGCTACGTTTTCTAAGGATCCCTCTACTAAAGTTGGTGCAGTAATTTTCAATCCATTTAGGAAAACTATTATCACTACTGGCTATAATGGATTTCCCAGAAATACTTCAGATAAACCAGATCTCTATGAAGATAAAACTCGTAAATATCCCCGTGTTGTACATGCTGAAGCTAATGCTATTGTCGAAGCTGCTAACCAGGGGATCAGTACAAGTGGCAGTGCTCTAGCTATTACTCACCATCCTTGTGCTGATTGTGCCGGTATTATAATTCAAGCAGGAATTAAACATATCATCTATGAACAAACAGATGATGATATGGCACGGCATAATAGCGAAGAAGCCACACTAATGTTTAAGGAAGCCAATATATCTATAGTTGGATTAACTCTGGAGGGCACATGAAAAAAGAATTAGAAACTACTCTTACTCAGAATCTAGTATTCGCTGGTACAGAGTTCGGCATTGCAGTAGTTCAAGAACTTGCTGCTCAAGCTATAGCACAAAAACCTGGTATGACTCTTAGAGATTTTACTCATATCTTGGATGGCTATATAGAAAATGCCAAAAAACAAGTACCGATTGATTTAGCTAATAGAAAGTGATTTTAATAACCCCGTAACAGAAGGATAAAAAATTATGAGTGAAGAATGGGAATTGCCTACAGGTACTGAGAAACAATCTATCGAACGATTAGGTGGAGGTTTTGCTTGGGAATCTGGGGTCTATGATGCCAATATTACCATGGTATATCTGAATCAAGCCGACTCTAAAGCAGTAAGCTTTAATGTTGTTTTGCAAAATTCTGCAGGTAAGGAACTGAAAGAATCCTTTTGGATTAAATCTGGTACTGCAAAAGGTAACAAAACCTACTACACAAAAGATAGTAAGAATTATCCACTTCCTGGTTATTCAGTTGCTAACTCTATGTGCGTAGCTGCTACAGGACTCAGCTTATCTAAGTGTATGGATACAGCTGAAAAGAAAATGGTCAAGATTTACGATTATGATAAGAAAGAAGAGGTTCCAACTGAACGTCCTGTATTGGCAAATTTGCTTAACAAAGCAGTTAAGGTAGCTGTTCACCAGGTTACCGAAGATAAGCAAAAGAAGAATGCAGCTGGTCAGTATGAATCGACTGGTGAATCTCGTACAATTAACGAGTGTAAATTCTTTGGTAATATCGAAGGCAAAACTACAGAAGAAATTCTGGGGGATAAGCCTGCCGAAATGTTCACTAAATGGGCCGAGAAGAATACCGGCAATGTTATTGACAAAACTACCAAGAATGCTGGTGCAGCTTCTGCTGCTGACATCATGGGAGGTGGACAATCAAATACTGCATCTCCTGAAAACGTAGCCGGTAACGCTGCAAGCTCGTTATTTAACTAATGCGAGTCTGTGGAATGGATCCAGGAACTCGAGGGGCAATGTGTGTGCTGGATTCTAATGATCCAGCACATATTGCCCTGTTCGATTTCCATCTAAACACTATTTATGATGCAGCTAAATGGTTGCATGATCAAAATGTAAATGTAATTTGGTTAGAGAAGATACATGCTTTTCCTGGTATGGCTGCTAAATCTAGTTTTGGATTTGGTCGCAGCTATGGAATTGCAATGAGTATATGTGAAATTGGTACCAAGGGATTGCTACCTAAATCAGTCGTCCCTAGAGTGTGGCAAAAACATATAGGAATCACAGCTAAAGGATCTATGATTAAGAAGCAAGTTGCTCAAGTGGCTTCAACAATATATCCTGCAGCTAATATTCGTGGACCTAAAGGTGGCCTAATTGATGGCCGATCTGATGCATTAATGATAGCTCATTATGGGCTATCCAACATATAAGGAATAAAATATGGAGATCACAATTAATATCGAACAAGTTCTTCGGGAAGAAATTCGTAAAATTCTTCTAGAAAAAATAGATTTTGGTACAGAGATAGAAATTGTATCTGATCCAGAACCAAGAAAAACTATTACAGTTGCTACAACTGGTCAACAGCAACATACTCCAGCAGCATCAACTACTAAACCTGCAATCAATAAGGCACCCAGTAATATTACATGGGAATTTGGCCCTAGACCTGGTACACGTAGAAATCCTGAACAAATAGCTCTACATGATTTAGAACTTAAATTAGGCAGGAATCTAACTCCTGAGGAGAAAGGAGAAGCTAAAGCGCATGTCGAAATAGACGAAACTGCTGAGGAAAAAGCTAAGCAAGATACCCTTAAAAAGGTACGTATTGATGAGATGGCTAAACAGGGCATGGATGCAGCCTCTAAGGAGCTCGCAGAAGAAGCTGCAGCTGAAGAACCTGGTGGCAAAGTATTCGTAAATGGAGAAGAACAACTTCCAGCTTCTGAAGAGCCCTCAATACCAACGACTGAGAAGCTAAATACTGACTCTCTATTCTCGTGATTCGCCTGGATGGATAAACACTGGTAACTATATGTTCAAAAAATTCTGGTTAACGACTAAAAGTATTTTATGGGCAATAGGATTAATAGCGACAATTATTGCTGCTCTTATTATTATATTTTTAACTATTCCAGTAGCAATTTTTGCCATATTAATTCTTGTTATATATTATGTGATTAAGTCATCAATAGAAGAGAATTAACCAAATATATCTTTTAGTGCTTCTAATAAAGATACGTTATTGGCTTCATCAAGCAGATCATCGAACTGAAGCATATTAGGAGATATATCCCCGCTAAGCCATGCAGCATTTACATTACCTAAAGTAGGTATTCCAGTAAGACCTTGGATTGCAGCAGATAAACCTACTCCAGTAGGATTAGTTTGAGCTAACCTTCTAGCGGCTCTTTGATTACGCATGAAATAAGAAATAAATGAGGTAGCTCCGACTGCATCTATTGCTTCTAAAGCAGGTGTTAACGCCTCATCAAATAATACAAATGCATCTAATGATTCATGCATAGCTACTTCAAAGTCTTTATTTTCTACAGTAGTAAGATGTTCAATCATTACATATCTACCTAAGAAATCGGTAAGCTGTACCATTTGTCTAGCCAGTTGATATGGTGCACTGGTCTTAGTCATAAACATAATAGCAGCAGTTTCACTTACTGAATTAGGAACCCTATCAGCAAACTCTGAAAATGTTTTATCTACTTTAAGAGTACGTTTAATACGATTAAAAAATCCATCAATTTGAGCTTCGTTGACGTCTTCCACAATAAGTGAATTAAGTCCTGCTGCAGTCATTCTATGAATTTTATTATTCTCAATTCTTACTTTTAGTTGCTCAGCTTTTATAGCTTCTGGGCTATTAGCTCCTAATTGCTTAGACCCAATTCTATGTAATAGTGATGTACGTGCATCAGTATCTTTTCGGTATCTTTGGTATTCATGAAATCCTTCTAGTATTTTACGGATAGTAAAAGTTATAGGGATGTTTCGCATGCTTAATTGAGCAATGTTTGAAATCATATTACCAAAAACTACCTTAGGCATTGCTACAACAATACGGTCCTTACCGTAACCTACAATTTGCCTAAGTATATAATGAAAGATACCTACGTATCTTTTAACTCTCCCCATTGACTCGCCTTGCAAAAACTTAAATTGACTAAAATCCCATACTTTATATCCAAATACTTTATCTACTATATCCTCCCTAACCATAAATTTTCCATTTACAGCAAAAGACTTCATATAGTCACGTACTTCTTTTGGGAGTTTTCTAAATCGATCTACATAATTAGGATCATTTATAAAATCAATAAATATATCTGGATGCGATTTATGCATATCGCTTTGTTCATGAACTAAAAGCTTTACTACTTCTAAATCATTATCAATTGTATTTTTACGATCAATATACACGGAATGCATATGAGCAAATACATTTTGTATTTCTAGATCTGGGCGTAGTAATTGTTTTTTAGTTTCATTACCCATCATTACGCGATAATCAACAATTTTATTTTGATCATCTCGAAGAGGACGAAGTTTTATTTTTTTATTTTCAATTAATACTTTACCTTCTGCTAATTGTGTTTGATGAAATGCTGCAACTTTTCTTTCTATTTTAAAAAAGTCAGGATTACCGTTGCTGTCCTGAAAACCCTTATGCTTAGCTAAGATTTCAGTTAGCGTGGTACCCATATTTCTCTGATTTGTAGTTGATACGACACCAGACGCATCAGGAACTTCAGGAGTGGTCCGGGTAATATATAAAGTATCATGAGCCTGAGGAATACCTAAAATCTCTCCCAATGAATAAGCTTCAGTGTACCCTTCCTTACTCATTTGTTTTTCTTGTGTAGAGAAACCTGTTCTCATACTAGTAAAATTATCTACTCGTTCGATAATATATCCTTTAACCATTTGTGTAGGATTGCTCTTAAACAAATGTTCTAACGAATTGCGCTTAAATAGAAGATGGCTATCTATCATATCTACAATGCCATTATCTTTAGAATTTGCTTCCATTTCGTTATTGGCTAAAGTTTTTACTTGTTCCAGTTTTCGAGGATCAGCATAATTTAATGCAGCTAACGAAGCATACGCATCTAATAATTGTACTTGCTCAGCAGTAGGATTATCAAGTTCACCAATAGCAAGACTATAAGCATTTTGGTATGCGCCATGTAATTTAGTATTGCCTGTGCTGATGTGATACCCAAGTTCATCAGCGTATTTGATTGCTCTATGTGAACGTGCAATATTCAATTTAGTTAAGATAGCTGCCTGTTCTTTTAATATTGCTTGCCTACTTATTCTATCAGCGCCAATTAAACGTACAATGGCTCGAGAAGATAACCCTATAAGTTTTAAACTAGAAATATCTGCTCTAAGCAATACGTCAGTTAAAGCTTCTCTCATATCTACTGTCATACCATGCGGATCACTTGGTTTTACTGTTTTCCAAATACCATTAAACCAGTTAGTAGTAAATCTCTCTGCTTCTTGTCGAGCTTTAGAAATATTAACTTTAGCATGTAATAATCTATCAATCATTATTTTAGATAGAGAACCTCTACCTACTTCATTAGCTATAGATCTTAATGTTTTATTAAGAGTCAGAAACATATGTTGTCTTGCGTTATGAGCACTGGCAGAATCACTCATAGTGAGAGCACCTACACTGGCAAGATCGCTTACTACTTGTTTAAATATTCCCACAGACTCTAATTGAATTAATTTAAGTCCCTGTTCTTCAGCATAATTTCTAATTTTCTGATCAGTATCAGAGAGATGAGTGTATATTTTAGTAATCTCTTTTCGAAGAATGCTTTCATGTTTACTCTGAATAGCTATTAACTGTTCAGTTACTGCTATCATTTCTTCAAAAGAATTGGCTCGTCCTTGTCTCTTATGAAATTTACGATTAATAAGTGCTTTAAACTCATCAACAATAAGATCAACCAAATGCAATAATTTACCTAATAGCCCTTTATTTCGTACCGGTAATTTAATATTAGTACCAGATAGATATTTAATAAGAGATTTATTAGTTACAGCGTAAGCTAAAAATTCATGTAATCTATTTGCTTCTTTTGTAGGATTATCGAAAAGATAATTATACTGTCGCTTGGCTGCAATAACATCCTCTGCAGAAGGATTTGTAATGCCTTCCAGGAAGATTAAATGTCCTTTACTGACAGGACCTATTTCATGTAAAGTCTGGTTATATAGCTGTTCAACTCGTCTAGCAAGCAAAGGCTCGCTAGCTAATGCAGCAGCTACCATTGCATGCACCATTTCATGTGTATACACTTCCTGAGGTGACTGTCCATTAGCAGATACTGGAGGCTGCCGGCTAAGTGAGAGCCTTACAGCATCACGAGCTAAGTCGTAATTGCCCTGGGTAATTCCATCAATTTCTTCGACAGTTAAATTAATCTGGGTAGTTGCATCCATGCCTTTAGCTAGCATATTCATTATTCTATTTAATACTAGCGTATGGGCATTCATATCCTCTGTGGAGGCATAATAATTAGCAGAGAATTCAGCAAATGTATCGAATAAAGAAATAAGATTACTGCCATTAACGTCTTTATTCATAATCGTAACTTCATTGTCTCTTTTCAGATTATCTAATGAAGCAAATTGATTTAAGCTATCTGGATCCGTAGTTGAATGTTCTTTTAGAAATTCTCTTTTTGCGGTATCAACGTCATCTGCCATAAGAGCATTTCGGGCAAATCTCCAAATTGGAGTAACTCTATCTATATCTTTTCTAGTTTTTATGCCAGCAGTATCTATATTTGCTTCAGCTAATAGCGCTGAAAAATCATATGCCCATTCATAAGCTTTTTGTGCAGTTAAGTTTCTAACTACTACTACCCCGCTAGGTATATGAGTAACTTGAGATGTCTTTCCTTTTCCAAAAATATCTTTATTTTTACCAGAATCAGGCTGTCCTTTATGTACGGCAAAATTTCCTAAAATAATAGCAGGAACATCTTTACCGCCATGAAGAACAGAAGGAATTGTATCGGAATCTGTAGGCGTCACTATAATATCAATCGTCTCTGTCATCTTAGGACGCTTAGCTCGCTTAACGCTTATAACTACTTTCTTTTCGAGCTCTGTTTCTAAAGTAACTTTCTTCTTCTTTACTTTAGGTTTAGTATTCTTTTTAGCTTTTTTACTTTCTTTCCGAGCTAAGAATAGCTGATGATTAAATACTTTCCCGCCTGCTTTAGAAACTTCTTTCTGTCTTTCAGCTCTACCTTCGGTAACAATTGCTAGAGCTTCAGCAATATTTGCCCGAAATGCATTAAGGTCCTGAATATCTTCAGTCTTTCTAGCAAATTGATTTTGATGTCCTTCAGTTATTAACCATGTATTCAGTGCCTGCATTAAAGCTCGATTACCATTAGCTTTATCTTTAGCTTCAGTAATTTTAATTACTGTGTCTACTTGATCGCTAATAGTTTGCAGGATGCTATGATTTTTATGGAGCTCATTAAATACATTTCCGTACTCATTGGACACATCTTCTAATATTGAAGGATTAGCCATAATTGCGTCATGTAGAGCTAGGGCATTTGGAAACTTGGCTAATACTTTAGTTAATATGGCTGAGTCCATATTAATGATTAATCTAATAAGTGCACTTACTCCAGGAGATACAAATACACTTTGTCGTGGAGACCCACCGACATCAGAAGGAGTACCTTTTTCATTTGTGAAAGCAAACTTACTTACTTCCTCATTACTAATAGCCTGTGATAGTGCCCGTTTAGTTAAGTCAACAAATGCTCGCTCTTCTTTTGTCATGAGCGGGCCTTTGTATTGCGGGAATACATCTAATAACTGTTCTTCAATAAGAGCGTCTATCTCTTTTTTAGATAATGAAGATCTCTTACCTAATTTCTCTGCATAAGCTTTCTCGAAATGCACCATAAAGGCTGCATGTAGGATCTCCCCAGATTGAATTACAGCGTCTCTAGCCTGTTGGGTACCTCCAAGCATGCCGGTTAATCCATGATGGAATCTAGGAGCCAGGACCTCTCCTACGTTAGTTATTAGAAAGCTGTCATTGAGATATTTAGTTTGGGAAGTACCTTTTACTATACTCCGGACAAAATCATCTCTACTTTGGAATCGATCTGTTTTACCTTTATTAAATTTAAAAGCGCCAATAGTCTCTAAATGATCTGCAAGTTTTCTAATTTTTTTTATTTCAGCTACCAATAGAGGAGCCTTTTGTGCTTCAGTCAATGTCTTGTCTTCTACAAGATCCTGATACTTGATATTCAAAGCACTTAATTGCTGGTATATCTCTCCTACTATCAGTTTGGCAACACCTTCAGAGATGCTCTTAATGCCTCCTCCGTACATGAATATGAGAAACGGATACTTGACCAAGTCCCTAGAGTTTTCATCCCTTAATTGCTTATATATAGCTTTTAGAGCAGTATCTTTATTCTTATAAGCATCTTCATTAAAAAACTGATTTCTCTTTCTAGCGTATTCTGCAGCAATATCTGCATCTTCTCCTTCGATTACTTTTTCTACGAGAGTATGATAGATATCAAGAGCATCAGTATTGTGATGAATCTCATCTCCTTCTTTGCCTTTATATATCCCTACCTGATTTTGTACCTGTTCATTGAATTCTTCGCCGTATAGATTAGGAAATTGTCCTACGTTCTGAGCAAATCCATTAGAGATGCCATCAATTTCAAGCAGAGTATCTGAGCTAAAAGACTCACTTACTTCAGTAGGAGGTTTCCCATCAGGCATATAATTAGTTAATGCCACCAGCGCAGCAAATATAGAAATATCTCCGCCAAACTTATTCTGAATTTTAGGCAGTAATGTTTTTAATTTTTTGTCTTTCTTAGGATTCTTTCCTAAGTTAGCTAAAATAATTACTGCCCTCTGTACATGCGGGTCATTTACTATGGTATCGAATTCAGCTTCAGAGGCAGCTAAATTTTGTTTATCTATTTTAACTCCAAGATGAGAAGCGACAGATTGCTTAAATAGATGAATATTATCTTTTGTGTAAACAGTAACTTTGTCATCTGATCTAAGTAATTGTCTAGTTACTTTGCTTTGTTGCGGGTTAATATTACCGTCCATCAAAATACGATGCTGATTTTGTAAACGATAAGTAAAAAAGAATTTCTCTAATTTATTATTTTCTGGCTTATTAGCTTCGAGTACTTCATCCAAAGCAATTGTCTTATTAGCATTTGATGCGGAATCAGATAATTTAACGGCTTCGTGAGCACGTTTATGTATTTTAACTACGCCGGCCAAGGTGTCAATGACAGCACGTAAACCTGGGATCTCTGCAACAAGAGACAACATGTCCATAGCTTGTGCTTTAGTCCAGGCATTATTATGCATCCCTGTAAGTGTTTCTGTAACTTCTTCCGGTACTTTACCGTTTGAATTCCTAACCTCGGTAACAATATTTTTGCTAGGTTTTTGTAAAGGAAATTTATTATGGGACTGAATACCAAATGCCTCTTCAGTTTCCTTTAAGGCAGCTGCTTCTTTATCTGAAAATTCAAATGGAGTTTCTTTATGCTCTTTTGTTCCGTCTTCGCTTATTGTAGTGACTCTAGGTGTATGAATCTGAATGTGTTTATATTCTGTGGCGTCTCTGAGCCCTACAGTCTTTGATCGGTAATTCAGTTCAGCACGAAGTATAGCCATGTCTGCCATTATTGCTTTAAGGGCAGTTTTATCTTTTGATAATTTATTACGTAATTGCTGCATTACTGCTTGTAGCGAAGCAACCGTGGGATACGTTGTTTGGCTATGATATTTTAAATTCTTAGGTTTTGTAACATCCTTATTTAATTCATCTGCTATTTCTTGAGTTATCTTGCTATTGAATTTACGATCTGCATTATAAGGAACTTGTTTAAAATTCCAGATATGGGACGCTACATGATAGCGAGAATCTGGTAATTTGGATCTTTCTTCAAAAGTTAATTTATTAAGTTTAGTGCTGGGACCGTGCTCTATTTGTATAGCTGCTAGTCCTAAAGCAATCTCTAAATGATCGAAGTAACCTGAGGTCTCTACATCGACCGAAGTTATCTTCAGTAAAGCAGCAATGCTTTTACCTGTAGATTCTGCCGTGTTGTTATACCCGGAGCCTACTTCATCAAGTTGCTCACTCTCTTCTCCGGTTAAATCAGTGTATGTATTATATAAAAATTCTGATTTAGCAAAGCCACTTCTAAACGCTATATTAGTAGGATTCCTACTAATCATCTGCATTGAGCCTATAGCCATTGCAAATATGATTTGTGGAGGTAATCCTTCTTCTCCTCGGTGGAGTAAAGATAGTGGCTTTCTAGCAGCAGGAATTCCGGTAGAGAAGGTTTCAGTAAGTTTAATGTCCTGATACTTTTTAGCGAACCTATTATATTCGATGGTCATCTGAACAGCTGCAGGTCTACTTAAGCCTAATGTGATTAAGGCTCTTTGTAGCATTGCGTCACTTTTAAAGACAACATCAGGAAGAGCAAATATGCCAGTAGCTTCTTTGCCTTTCTTATTTACACGCACCTGAACTAGTTCAGCGAACTTCTTACTTAAAATACCTAAGGCGCTATCTCCGCTATCTGCTTTTAGTTCTTCTAATGTTGGAGCTTTTTCGCCCTTCTTTTGAGCTGCACGTTTTCTACCCGGGAGGGCTTTAGTTTTATTCTCAGTTAATTGCTCATCGGTAATAACAATAGGCAATGTATCTTTAGTTACTTCAATAAAGTTCTTGGTATCACCGAGATCTTTAAGTGCATCTAATAACGCTGGGAAATCTTTTTTCCTATTCTTAATTACATCCAGATCAAATAAGCTGGCCAATTGATTTAGTATTAATCCAAATTGTTTTCTCTGCGGTCCAGTTAAATTAGCCTGCTCTTTTATTTTTAGTTTCCCATTTCTGGTAATGACTTCTGGGAATACCAGATACAGAGCTTGTTTGCTTAGCTCTTCAATAGGTATAAATCGATCGGTTACATCGGAAGGAGCTAGATCATCTATTTCTTCTATTTCCGCAGTCTGCTCCCTGTTAGCATCTGCCTCTAAAAACTCTTTAGGTGTTTGCTCTTCTGCACTCTCACCAGCAAATTCATTTTCGAAATCACCAAAGTTACCTTCGGCACCAAATATTGCATCAAGATCGACGTCTTCAAAACTTTCATTAGAAGGAATAATTACATCAGCAATTAGTATTAGGTCAGAGCTAGCTTCTAGTATCTGAGTTAATAAAGTATGCTGATGTTCTGGGATATTGAGAACAATACGTACGACACTAACAAACTGTGACCATAAAGATGAAGGCTTATTCTTCGGTGTTTCACCATATTCATACTGGGGAGGAAGTTTCTTTAGGATATTTTGATAAAGTTTATTCGTCAATCCATATGTAATAAATTCTTCTGGAGTTTGATTTACTAATTTTTCTAAAATATTAATTTCTTTTTTTGTTAATTTTCCGCCAAATGCCCGTTCAGGATCTCTACCGCCATGTTCTATAGCATCAAATTCAACACGCAATAAACTATTTATTTTGTGTAACTCTTTAACAGCTGCTTTTTGTGCTTTAGTTATGGGGTTTGTAAAAGTATTCCGCACAGCTACATGAATAAGTTCATGTAATAATACTTCTTCTGTAGTAAGCACTTTATTATCTAAAGCATTAGCATAAATGACAATACCAATAAATTCTGTAACAGACGTACTTGTGCCAGTAGGTTCTATATCTCTTTGTACTTCCACTCCATCTACAGTAACTATAGTAGATCCAAGTGCACTATCAGGTCTTTTTTCGCTAAATCTAACTTCTAGTTTACCAACTGTACCTAATAGTTGTTTTGCTACCCCTTTAAATTCTGGATTAACTGCATTATCGATTAACCACTGTAAAGCTACGTCTGTAGTTTTAAATCCTTTTAGTAGCGTTTTAGTAAGTTTATTGGTTGAAGGAGCTTGTCTAGATGCTTGTAATCGCTCTAGGGCAGCAACTATTTTAACTGTATCTCCACCATCGGCAAAATCTTCAGTAATACCAAAATCATCATTTTCTTCTCGCTCTAAATCTTCTGCTGCTTGTTCTTCGGCAGTTAACGGGGTAGGCTTCGCTTCAGCTAAAGCTTCTGCTGCAAATACAGGATCATCCAGTAATCGTTGAATATCTTCTGGAGAATATCCATTCTCAGGATCTGCTAAAGCAAATGATTCATCTTTAGTAAATTCAAATGTTTTAGGAATTGTCTGTTTAGTAGAATCAACAACAGTTAATTCTGTAATTAGTGCACCCGTATTAGTTCCTTCAAGTTTTACATAAGTAAAACCGTCTGGAGTTAGCGGGTAAATCTTTAATACAGTAGTAGGTTCTTTAAATTGATCTACACCCCGTAAAGTCCATTGAACTTTATCTCCTACTTTAATTGGAGAATCTGATGGAACCTTTTTCTTTTTGGTTGGAGCTGCTTGGGGCTTTCCTCGTTCATTATTCCTGTTTTGTCCAGAACGTTTAGGAGGAACCGTAGTAGACGAAGTTTCTTTCCCAGATCCTGGAGCTTGTCCCGTAGTTCCTGTTTTTGATTTTTTAGCATTTTCTTCTTCCTTAAGATCTAATTCAGTTTCTACATCTTTATCAATTAAAGCAGTTAATGCATCATTCGCTTCTTTTAATTCAGCTGCTTTTGCAGTGTGTGCTTTTGTACCTGATTTAAGTTTAGCTAATTGTGCTTTTAATTGATCTGTCTTTACTACTATAAATCGTATACTTTCTGGAGAAGCTAACCCTTTTTCTTGACCTTCTTGTAAATACTCTAATTGTATTTTTGCTGCTTCAAGATTTAATTTAGCCTGAGCAATACGTTCAGCTGCTGTATGTTCGCTATTAGCTTTAATTGTTTCAGGGTTAGCTAATATTTTTTCTAATCTTTTAATTTGTTCTTGAAGTTTTTCTATGTCAAATATATCAAATGCTCGTTTAACTCCAGGTGAATTGGAATGAAAGACATCAGATTTAGTTGTTTTATCGCTGCCCTGTGTCGGCTCTGGCTGCGCCGACGCCTCCACCGGGTCAGCTTTGGGAGAGGTTTTGCCTTCTGGATTCTTTAACTTATTTATATCTTTTTGAGTAGCAGGGTCAGCTACTGTTTTAATATTGCCTTCTATAGACTTTGCTTTTGCTAATTGTGCAGCAGCATTAGCTTTATCTCTTTTGAGTTGCTGAGCATTTTTATGAAAAGAAGTAGTCTTATGCCCTTTTACTACTTGGGTTGTTAACTGTCCATAAGAGGCTTCTTTAGTAACTACAGTAATTAAGGTATTAGACTTTTTATGAATAATAGTAGTAAATGGTGCTTTCTTGTTTTTCTCAGTAACGTATTTATCATCTCCCTTAGGAATTTCATAACGTACAGCCCGTTCGCCTCGAGCCTTTTTATCACTCCGACTAACTACACGGATCGAACGTCCTTGGGGATCTGCAAGAGCTAGCTTATGTGCTTCAGCAAATTTATCTGCTTTATTTTGTAGATTATCTGCATGCACTTTCAATCGTTGCTCAAGGACTGTAATCTTTTGCTGAGCTAATTGGTAATGCATGTCGCTATTAATAATATCTAATATCTCGTCTTGATAGCTCTTTATGCCTCTCCATCTCTGAGATGTGCCCTCTTCTACTTCGTCATGAACTTCTGCCATGGTTTTATCAACAGACTTTGTATCTAACTGCTCTTCTATTTTGAGAGCATCTAATTGAGCTTGTAGAAGTACCCTATCATGATCATTTTTAGCAGTATCAATAGCTGTTTGAATTTCAGCAATAGTTGGGCCTATGCTGCCAAAGAAACTTACTTTATCTACAACATCTAATACTGTTCCAACTTTATCTGTTAATTTTTTAATTAGTTTATTATTGCTAATAACCAATGCTGCTTTTTGAGAAGCAGACAATACGCGTTTACTTACTTTAGTTAAACTCTCTATAGTTTTTTGAGTAGTAGATTTATTAGCGTCTTTGATAATAGTGTTGAATTCATCATCTTCAATCTCAGTATTTTCTTTACTAGGTTTAATAGTTTCTTTAGCGTCTTTTAAATCCTTTGTTATGGTCTTGTCAGAAAAGTCACCTTTCTCAAGAAGACCTTCTAAAAAAACTTTGGTATCTTCTAATTCCTTAATATGATCTACAGTTTCGTCACCAGAAAGAGGAGTATCTAGTTTTTCTGTTACTTCTTTTTTATGAGCTTCTAATGCAGCAATTTCTTTTCGAAGTTGTTTTCTAGTTTCAACATTAGCTTCCTCATTACTGCTTAATGGATTGGCTTCTTTATATGCCATGTACATTCCATTAAATATTGCGTTTTCAGTATCAGCCTTTTCTTTATCAAAATTTCCATCAATATCAATATTTGCTGCCGCAAGAGTTACTTCTATCTCTGCTAATTTTTTAATGTATTTGTCGCCTTCTTCTGTATTACCAAATTTTATAGTTTCTTGTCCTGCTAAAATTGCCTTAATACCTGCAATCTCTTTCTCTATTGATTCTTTAATTTTGGTTTTACTGGAAGGACTGATAGCAGCATCAGCTAATCTTTCGGTTAGTTTAATACTTGCATGTACACCGGTGAGACCAGCAACGATAGTGGCAACTCCTCCAGGAGTACCAGCAGCTTCTGCCAGAGCATCGTATGTGATAGCTGCAGTATCTGTGATCTCACCTTCAGCAGCTAATTGTTCGGTAGCAGAGGTAATACCTCCAGATAATCCTTCACCGGCAAGTCCTCTTGCTGGTCGAAGTACAGTTAAGCTAAGAATACTGGGTGGGGTGACTTCTTTGACAGTCTTCTGAACTTGCTTAATCCAAGCCAGTCGACCCGGGATAGCTTTAACAGCTGCCATATCACCGTATTTCTCAGCAACAGTACCAACAGCTGACCATAATTTAATACGAGTAGCTTCTTTCTCAGTAGGCCTGCGACCGTTCTTTTCGGTGAATTCTTCAATGGCCTGATTACCCTTACCAATAGCTAAAGAGGTAAGAATAGCTGTCTGGGCTACAGGTCCTCCTATGGTGAATGCCACCATGTAGGGAACACTGTCTATGCCCTGTGAGATAAGAGTACCTAGATCGTTAAATAAAGCATTCTTAGTAGCTTCCCAATTACCACTATTTTTAGCAATCGTGGTGAAAGCTGTATGGGCAGCTACTTGTTCTTTACGATTAACTGGAACTTTAGTTTTAAGGTTCGCAGAGAAGTCTTTAATTGCTTTAAGATTTTCAGGATCTGTAGTAAACGCTGAGGCAGCTTGTGCTCCCAGATCGATAGTGGTCTGAACAATAGCATTTGCTTTGGTACCTAAGAAATCTGTAGGGGCTCCTGCTTTTACAGCTCTGGCATTTTCTTGATTATATCCAGCAAATTCTCGGGCATTTAATTCAGTTAACCCGGGAATGAATACACCTTCAGCAGTGGTTACTGAATAGGTGCCGTCTTCATGTAAAGATATAGGCCCTTCTTGAGATACAATTGGGGAATTGGCTTTAAGACTGGTAGCCTCTTCACCAACTTCTTTAAATATCTCTGTACTACCAGGAGTAACTTCTCTGAATAGATCAGTATCGACATCTTGCGCAGTTTGTCTGAACAAATCTGCATCAGCAAGCTGAGAAGATGGTAAAAAGGAATTTTTAGCATCAGCAACAAGCGTAGCTGTTTCAGCTTTTTTTGATAATACTTGATCTCGAACAGCTAAAAGACGTTCATCAAAATTCATTATTTCCCAAATCCAAAGAATTTTTTAACATCATTAACTCGGTTATATCGTTTTAATTGTATAGCGTCCTTAGGATCATTAGGATCTAGAGCAGCAATTGCTGCTTCTAATTTAGCTACTGCTTCTGGATCAGGACTTAATGCATTTTTAAGATTTTGTTCATATTTTTTTAAATTAGCTTTCTTTTTAGCTCTGTATTCTTCTTTTGTTAATCCCTTCGGAGTTACTTTTTCAGCACTTTTCTCTAGCTGACTTTTCTTCTTATTAGCTTCAGCAGTTGCAGCATCTATTGCAGCAATTGCATCTCCTAAATCTGTCTTTTTACCAAAACTTCTTTGTATAACTTGAAATAATGCAGGAATTTCTCGATCAGAAATATCTGTTTCTTTATCGTCAGCTAATGAAAAATCATTATGATTATAAGGAATATAATCCTGATTAAAATTAGCTTTTGCATACAAATCTAATACACCTAAATTTAATTGTTCTTGTCCTTCAAGTGATAATCCAGGTAGTGCCTTGCGTAGTTTTATAAACGTATTAGAAATGCTGTTTCGCAATGCTCGAATATTTTCTTTATCCCAATCAACATCTTTCAACCGAGTCTGTACACGATCATAAATACTGGCTTCAGGATCACGATTTAGTGTTTCAATATCTTCTTGGTTTAAATCATATTTCTTTGCAACTGTTTCTCTAGATCTGGCTTCTAATTTATTTTTAAGTTCAAGTGCTTGAGTAACTCGACGAAATTTTATTTTCGCAGGATTATTATCATTGATAGCTTTATCAGCAATTGTTTCTAATTGAGATTCAGTCATCCAATGAAATTTACTTGGTTGTCCTAAATTTCCAACAATTCCATCGCGCAATTGTTTATATAAGTCAAATGTGTATGCGTTTTCCTTAAGTGTAGAAGTAGATTCGCCAGTAAGACGCTCTAACCTAGCATCAATATCAGTAGAATATCGATCTACTAATCTATCTTCGATAGGTTTAAGTAATGCTTTGTTTTCTTCAGACATTCTTCCGTCAATAGCGCCCTGTCTTAAGACATCATATGCGGCAATATCGTTATCTAAATTACCACTAGGCTGAAAAGCAGCTATGCTATCTTGAACAGCTATTTTATCTGTTCGATCTTTACGCACATTTTCTTCTCTTGCCTGATCGTTTGCTAATTTGAGAGCTTTATAAGCAACGTTATTATCGTATTCATCGTTTATACGTTTAGTCTCTAAATTTTTTTGAGCGTTATCAATTTTGTCCTGCTCATCTTTAGTTTGAGCTCGCTTTCTTGCATCACTTAAAGCCTGAGATTCTTGTTCAAAGATACGTTGCTTATTTATAGCATCTTGCTTCAGAGCTTCGTGCTCTTCTCGTTTATATTTAAGGCCTCGTTTATCTGAGATTGATTGATATTTAGCAGATTTAGTTTTGTACTGTTCTCCTTCTACTTTGAGTGGATTTATTTTTTCAGCTAAATCTATATCTTGTAATTGACCAAACGTATCTAAACTGTTTTTGGTAATTTCTTGACCTTGTTTAATTAATGCTCCAGGACGGAGAGCTTCAAGATGTGCTGCTTCTTTTTTACTGGCATCTAATGACTGTATTGCTTGATCTAAAGAAACAGGATTGATTTCTTTGCTGTGCCGTAATGCTTCTTTAGTGGTATCGAGAGTTACTGCGTCTTGTAGGATATCTCGTTCGTCTGCTGTTACAGCTCGACCCTCAGCTGCTACTGCACGGCCTTCGGCCGATACTCTAAAATCTTGATTTTGAGCATCAACAAATCCTTTGCTAATATCATCGAGATCTAAAAACGATTGATCGCTATTAGCTAACAGAGCTTTCCGTGCTTCATCAGTTTTTAACTGAGCGGCTTGTACTTGGAATTTATCTGTAGCGTTAGTAACATAATCTTCTAATGCCTCTTCGCCGGTATTAACCATACCGCCAAGACTGGCAATAATATCTTTATTGGTATTGCGTATGTTATTTAAAATACCTGAACTATCAGCCGCTCTTATTTGGTGAGCTCTCTGGTAATCAATCACTTTAGCCATGATACGCCTCTACTTAAATGGTTTCATTGAGCACATACCCACCTGCTCGCTTACCAATAGATTTAAAGTTATTATCTGCAAGAATTTGATTATTGATCAATCGTTTCTGAACTCTTTGATCTTCTGCCCGGGCTGCTATATTAGAAGTATTTACAGCTCGATTATCTTCGAGCGCTTGTTTATTAAGAGCAAGCTGATCTTTTTGCAGAGATAGCCCATAGGCATCTTTAAGAAAATCTAACCCTTTTAGACCTAAACCAAGATTATCGAAATTAAAAAAGGAACTGTCATCACTAAGACCAGTAAAATTGCCCCTATTACTAAAATTACTATTAACTAGTTCGCCTTGCCCTTTTGGTCCGAATTGAAAATCATCACCAAGTTTAAATGACTTAAACTGATCAGTAACACTGCTTAGTTTAGGAGTATCACCTGGCACAGAATAGCCTTTAAGTCTTCTTATCTTTTCCTGCAAATCTGGACCAGTATTTGGTGTTTGAAAGGGCAAAGCAGACTGCCCAAGATCTCTATTATGCCCATTGTATGGAGCAATTATTCCATTTCGACTATTGTTATTTGGAAATTTGCTTTCGTATCCAGTATGTGGCATGTTCTTTCCTCAAAATTAAGTTAACGTATCTTACTGGTATTTAACATAATT